AGTATAGCAGATAATAGTTATAGGATTATATAATATGGCAGAAAAAAAGAAAAAACTTTCATTTAACGAAATAAGAGTCAATGAAGAAATGGCAATTTTAAAAGTTATACAAAAAGACTATAATTTATCTTTTGGGGAAGCAAGTAAATACGCAGAAATTATTGATAGCTATAAATATGGTGGAAATTTTAAAAGAAACAACAAATATAAAGGTAATGATAACATTATTTTAAAATTTTTACCTAACTCTGCAATAGAACAAAAAACCACAAGTATTTTAAATCAATAATTATTATGGGATCAATATTCAGACCAAAAATGCCACCACTTCCAGCAGTTGCACCGCCACCAGAGCCGCCAAAGTCTGAAGTATCCTCGGAAGATAAAGAAAGAATTGCAAAAGAACAAGCCGCTATTCGTAGAAGAAAGTCAGGTAGACAATCAACAATATTAACAGGACCTCTTGGAATACAAGAGGATAAAGAAGAAGCGTTAGATACGCTATTAGGATAAATTAATTATGCCACATCATCATGGAAGAACTGGAAGATCAGCAGGAGTAAAACAAAGTGGTGGAGCAAGTCCTCATGGACAACCAGCTCATAAAACATCTGTTTCATCAGGAGCAGCTAAAAGACAAAAAAAAGCTGTAGGAAAATCTCAACTTGATAATTATAAAGTTAAACAAGTTCCGATAACTGGGATTGTTTCCCTTGCAGCAAATACTGTTACCGGTACAAAATTAAGACAATTATCATTTGAAAAAACTAGAGAGTTTTATAGAAAAAAAGTTTTAACCAGTAAAAATGTAGGTGAGTATGAAGATACCTTAGATAGTTATAAAAGCTATATGAAAAGTAGAATGTCAGGTGAAACAGATGCTTATGGTAATCCAATATCTAAAGGCGGTAATGGTAGACCTGTTGTTGAAAAAAATGTTGGCGGCAGAACTATTTTAGCACAAGCTCCAACAGAAGCTGAAGTATCACAATCAGATGCTGCTAATGCTGCCGAGACAAAATTAACTAAGAGAAGAGTAAAAGCAAGAGGAAGAAAAATGAATGTCTATGCTCAATCAAAAGATAAACTTATATTAGGTAAGAAAAGTTTATTAGGAATGGTTTAATGGCAAAGACAGATTTAACAAAAAAATTATTATCAAGATTTGATAGATTAAAAAGTCAAAGACAAACCTGGGAAACACATTGGCAAGAAGTTGCTGATTACATGATGCCAAGAAAAGCAGATGTAACCAAACACAGAGCCAGAGGTGATAAACGAACAGAAATGATCTTTGATTCTTCTCCCTTACAAGCAGTAGAATTATTAGCCGCATCCCTACATGGAATGTTGACTAATCCTTCTACTCCTTGGTTTACTTTAAAATTTAAAAATGAAGATATAAATACAGAGGAAGAAGCAAAACTTTGGTTGGAAAGTGCGACTGAAACTATGTACACCGCATTTAATAGCTCAAACTTTCAACAAGAAATTTTTGAACTGTATCACGATTTAATTACTTTTGGAACTTCTTGTATGTATGTACAGGAAGATGATAAAGAAATATTAAAATTTTCTACAAGACATGTTAAAGAAATTTATATTGCTGAAGATGAAAAAGGTAGAATAGATACTGTTTATAGAAAATTTAATTTATCAGCCAGAGCTGTAGTTCAAGCATTTTCTTTTGAAAATAAAATATCACCAGATGTGTTGGCACTTTCACAAAAAGATCCTTATCAAGATGTAGAATTATTACACGCAGTTTATCCAAGATCAGACTTTAATCCTAATTTAAAAGATCAAGAAAATATGCCATTTGAATCTGTTTATATTGAAATGAAGAATGGTAACGAATTATCTATATCTGGATTTCAAGAATTTCCTTTTGTATGTCCTAGATATTTAAAAGCATCACATGAAATTTATGGTAGATCACCTGCAATGACAGCACTACCGGATGTGAAGATGTTAAATGAAATGTCAAAAACTACAATCAAAGCTGCACAGAAACAAGTAGATCCGCCTCTATTAGTTCCTGATGATGGTTTCCTTTTGCCAGTCAGAACTATACCAGGGGGATTAAATTTTTATAGATCAGGCACTAGAGATAGAATTGAACCTTTAAACATTGGAGCAAATAATCCATTAGGTTTAAATATGGAACAGCAAAGAAGAGACTCCATTAGAGAAGTATTTTATGTAAACCAATTACAATTACAACAAGGTCCACAAATGACAGCAACAGAAGTAATCCAAAGAAATGAAGAGAAGATGAGATTACTAGGACCGGTATTAGGTAGACTACAATCAGAATTATTAAAACCACTTATTGATAGAACTTTTAATATTTTATTAAGAAGAGAACAATTTATTCCAGCTCCTGAATTTTTATCAGATCAAGATATAGAAATAGAATATGTTTCACCTCTTGCTAAAGCACAAAAATCTTCAGAACTTTCATCAATAACTAGAGCAATAGAAATATTAGGTAGTCTTGCAAATGTTGCTCCTGTATTTGATTATATTAATTTTGATGCGTTAGTTAAACATGTTGCAAGTATTGTTGGCGTTCCGCAAAAAATATTAAAGACACAATCACAAGTTAATGCTGAAAGAGAAGAACAAGCAGCACAAGCTGAACAACAACAACAAATGGCTCAAATGCAACAAGTTGCACAAGCCGGAGGAGATATAGCACCACTAGCGAAAGCATTGCCAGAAGAAGCAAAAGCAATAGCAAACGCAGAAGCTGGATAATATGGATTCAAAACAACTAGAAAAACATATACAAAATTTAAAAAACAATTATAAAATTATGTTTAATTCAGGCGAGGGTAAAGTAATCTTAGCCGATCTTGAAAAAAGATGTCATTATCATTCTACCACTAATGTAAAAGGTGATAGCCATGAGAGTGCATATATGGAAGGACAACGCAGCGTTCTTCTATTTATTAAATCAATGCTGCAAAATGAAAATGAAAAAGGTAAATAAAAATGTCAAGCGAACAGATAACACAGGAAACTGTGCCTGTAGAAAAAACGACTACAGCACAGACAGAAGAAACACCGGTAGCAGCTCCTAAAGCAGTTAGAGGAGCAGATACACCTGCACCACATCAATCAACTTGGAAAGATTCTATTAGCGAAGTCTATAGAAATGATCCTAACATTGAAAAATTTACTGAAGCAGATGCTTTAGCTAAATCTTATATCAATGCAGTAAAAATGATTGGTCAGGATAAAATAGCAATACCAACAAATAATTCAACTCAAGAAGCGTGGGATGAAGCATACAGTAAATTGGGTAGACCAGAGTCTGCTGAAAAATATGATTTAGATATTAATTCAGAAATTGTAGCAATGGATGAAAATCAAATTAAATCCTTTGCCGAGCAATCTCATAAATTAGGTTTAAATAATAAACAGGCTCAAGGAATATTAGAGTTTTATAAAAATAATATGGAAAGCTCTGCACAACAATCAAAAATAGATATTGAAACTTCACAAGCTCAAGCAGAACAACATTTAAGACAAGAATGGGGTAGAGATTATGAGGCTAAAGTAAAACAAGCTAGTGCAGTAGTAAAAGCTAATATGCCAGGAGTTTTAGATTTATTATTACATGATGGAACTAGACTTGGTGATAATTCAGAAATTATAAAAGGCTTTTCAAAGATAGCCGCTATGTTTTCTGAAGATAAAATGGTTACAACTGAAAGCGAAAATGTTGATAGTGTTAAAAATATTGAGCAGGAAATCTCACAAATGATGAATGATAAAGCTCATCCTTATCATATTAAGGGACATCCTGAACATGATAAATCTATACAACAAATGCTTACATTAAGAGAAATGTTGAATAGTAATACTAAATAATAATAATTTTAATCCCTTGTATTATTATTAAAAATATTATAAGGGATTAATTATAAGAAAATTCGCAAGAACCTTATTGACAAGCAGCAAAAGACTCTAGTCTAAAAGACTTAAAATCCAAGAGATGCCTATCAATGTTGATGGAGAACCTTTCTGATTTAATCAATAATAATATGGAGAGACAATTATGTCATCACAAGTAACAACAGCTTTTGTACAGCAGTATTCTGCTAATGTACAAATGTTGTCCCAACAAATGGGATCGTTATTAAGAGACAAAGTCAGAGTAGAAAGTATTACAGGAAAAAATGCTTTCTTAGATCAAGTTGGCTCAGTAACTGCAGTTGAAAAAACTAGCAGACATTCAGACACTCCACAGATAGACACACCTCATGCGAGGCGTAGAATATCTCTGTCGGATTATGAATTTGCTGATTTAATAGATCAACAAGACAAAGTTAGACTCTTAATAGATCCGACTTCATCTTATGCTCAAGCTGCTGCTATGGCAATGGGAAGAGCAATAGATGATGTGATCATAACTGCTGCAATAGGTACTGCGTATACTGGTGAGACAGGATCAACTAGCACATCCAATGCGAATCAAATCGTACATGGTTCTGCTGGTTTAAATATTGCTAAATTAAGAGAAGCAAAACAGACTCTTGATTTAAGCGATGTAGATCCTTCTATACCAAGACACATTATAGTATCACCAAAGCAGATTAGTGATCTTTTAAACATAACTGAGGTAACAAGTGCCGATTTTAACACAGTCAAAGCATTGGCTAATGGTGAAATCAACACTTATCTTGGTTTTAACTTCATTGTATCAAACAGACTTGCATTATCTAGCACAACTAGATCATGTATAGCCTTCGCACAAGATGGAATAGCTTTAGGTATTGGCAAAGATGTCAATGCTAGAATAGACGAAAGAGCTGACAAATCTTATGCCACTCAAGTGTACTACTGCATGAGCATCGGTGCTACTAGAATGGAAGAAGACAAAGTTGTTGAAGTACAATGTACCGAATCGTAATAGGAGGAATATATGGGAACTAAAAACTCAGATTTAGTAGCAAACTTAGAAGCTACGCCTCAAGTTGCAACTAGTGCCAATCTTCTACATGGATCAGTTCGTGTAGCACAAGGAACTATTGAACTTGCGGCAGGGGATAGTAACGATGACGATGTTGTTATGTTAGCACCGATTCCAAGTAATGCGACTGTAACCGAAATACATATTGGTACAGACACATTCGGTGGATCTTGCACATTCAATGTCGGAATTTATACTTCCGCTGGTGTAGTTAAAGACGAAGACTGTTATGCAACTGCAGTAGCAGATGCTGCTGGAATGGCTGATGTCAGACATGAAGTTGCAGCAATAGATACTGTCGGAGAAAAGATACATACTACTGCTGGAGACACTACAGATCCAGGCGGTTACTACTACATTGCAGCAACAATGTTTGCTGAAGGTGGTACTGCTGGAACAATGTCATTCAGAATACAATATGTTGTAGACTAATAAATAGAATTAAACAGGCGAGTAGAGGGAGACTGAACCTCGCCTGTTTAGCATGAAACAGATTAAAAATTTAAAACCTGTACTACATTTTAAAAAAAATAATTATGTATACAGATATGTTCTTGTAGACCGGTTTCAGTATGGTCCTAAATATCATTATGGATTTGATACTAAACAAGAAAGAACAGAAGAAGAGATATTTGCTTTAGAAAGAGATAGACAAATAAGGCGTAAGTATATTATAAGGAAGTAATATGGCATCAGTAGTAGATATTTGTAATGGAGCATTAAATCAATTAGGAGCATCAACAATCCTATCCTTAACAGAAGATTCAAAAAACGCTAGACTTTGCAATTCAAGATACACTCAAGTTAGAGATGCCTTGTTTAGAACACATCCTTGGAATTGTTTACAAGCAAGATTAGAACTAGCTGCATCAACTACTTCACCGGCATGGGGTTTTACCTATGCTTATACCTTACCAGCAAATTGTTTAAGATTACTTAGAGTATTAGATTACGATTCAAATTATAAAGTGGAAGGTAGAAAAATATTAAGTAACGCATCCACTATGAAAATATTATATATTTCAAGAATTACTGACCCCAATGAATATGATGAACTATTAAGAGAAACATTATCTGCAGCTCTAGGTGCGGACATTGCTTATGCAGTAACATCTAACAACACAACATCACAAAATATGATTTTATCATATCAAGAAAAATTAAAAGATGCTAGATTTGTAGATTCAACTGAAGGTCAGAATGTAGATCACGATTTAGGAATGGCAGATGTTATAGACGCAGGTTCATTTATTAATTCAAGGTTTTAATATATGGCTAGAGTAGCTGCACAACTTACAAATTTTACCGCAGGTGAATTATCACCTAGATTAGATGGAAGAACAGACCTAACAAAATATGCTGCAGGATGTTCAAATTTAGAAAATTTAGTTATCTATCCTCATGGAGCTGCGGCTCGTAGACCAGGTACAACTCATGTAGCTGAAGTTACTGATAGTTCAAAAAAAACAAGATTAATACCTTTTGAATTTTCAACAACACAAACTTATATTCTTGAATTTTCAAATTTAAAAATAAGATTTTTTAAAGACAATGGTGCAATATTAGAAGGTGATAAAACTATTACAGGAATTACTCAAGCTAATCCTGCAGTAGTTACATCTAGTTCACATGGTTATTCTAATGGTGATGAAATAAAAATTACTTCAGTTGTAGGAATGACCGAAGTAAATAATAAAAGATTTTTAGTTGCAGGTGTAACTACCAATACATTTGAACTACAAGATAAAGATAGTGTTGATATAAACAGTTCAGGATATACTGCTTATAGTTCAGCAGGAACTGCTAATAAAGTTTATACAATTACCTCTCCTTATTTAGAAGCAGAATTATTTGATATAAAATTTGCTCAATCTGCTGATGTTATGTACATTACCCATCCAAACCATGAGGTAGAAAAACTATCTCGTACTGGTCATACTTCTTGGACATTAGCTGATGTAGATTTTACCAATGGACCATTTATAGATGTTAATACAACAGCAACAACTTTAACACCAGCTTCCGCAGGTGTTGGAACTGGAGTTAATATTACAGCCTCTGCCATAACTGGAATTAATGATGACCAAGGATGGTTAGCAACAGATGTGGGTAGACAAATTCATTTTAATGGTGGCTATGCAGTAATAACCGCTAGGACAAATTCAACTGTTGCAGTCGCAACCATTACAACCGCCTTTACAAATACAAATGCTATTACAGCTTGGTACTTAGGAGCATTTTCTGATACCACAGGTCATCCTTCCTGCGTAACATTTTTTGAACAAAGATTAGTTTTTGCCGCAACATTAAGTAATCCACAAACAGTTTATTTTTCAAAATCTGGTGATTATGAAAACATGGATGCTAATATTGGTGGTACTGTAGCTGATGATGATGCAATTATTTATACAATCGCATCTAACCAAGTTAATGCAATTAGATTTATGTCAGCAACAAGAACTCTAATTATTGGAACTGCCGGTGGTGAATTTGCAGTTAGTGGAGGTGGAGATGACAGCTCTGTTACTCCAACAAATATATTGATTAAAAAACAAACAAATAATGGTGGAGCTAATGTAGATGCTGTAGCAGTTGGTAATGCTACCTTATTTTTACAAAGAGCAAAAAGAAAAATTAGAGAATTAGCTTATAATTTTGATGTAGATGGTTATTCTTCACCTGATCTAACTATCCTTGCCGAACATGTTACTTCCGGTGGAATAACTCAAATGGCTTTTCAGGGTGAACCATTATCAATTTTATGGTGCGTTAGAGGAGATGGTGAATTAGCAGCATTAACTTATCAAAGAGAACAGGAAGTTGTTGCCTGGCATAGACATATTTTTGGTGGAAGATTTGGTGCTGCAACAATTACAGTTTCTGATTATGCAAATATAGCAACTGGAACAAGATTATTATTAACTAAATCAGATGGTACGACAGTTACTTTTACTTCTACAACAGGAACTGCTGGAACAGATGAATTTAAAACTGAAACTAATAATAATACTACAGCAGATAATATTTATACTGCTATTAATGCTCACGCTGATTTTACAGTTGCCAATCCTGCCGCAGCAGTTGTTACAGTTACAGAAACATCTCCTTCGCCTACAGGATTTTTAACAATTAAATCTGTAGATGATACAACGAGATTAACAACAACAGATCAAGGTAAAGCTGTATGTGAAAGTGTTGCTGTAATTCCAACCGATGATTCAGAATATCAAGTATGGGTTATTGTTAAAAGAACAGTTAATGGATCAACTAGAAGATATGTGGAATACTTAAATATATTTGATTTTGATGAAACAGATAATACATCATTTAATTTTTTAGATAGTGCTTTAAGTTATAGCGGAACTGCCGCAACAACATTTACAGGACTAGATCATTTAGAGGGACAAACAATTGCCATATTAGCAGATGGTGCAACACATCCAGATAAACCTGTAAGTTCAGGAAGTGTTGTTTTAGATCGTTCTGCAACAAATGTTAAAATGGGATTAGCTTATCATTCAATATTAAAAACAATGAGAATAGATGCTGGTTCACAAGATGGAACATCTCAAGGAAAAACTAAAAGAATTTATGAAATTACTGCTAGATTATATCAAAGTGTTGGTGTTGAGATAGGACCAGACTTATCAAATATGGAAAGAATACCATTTAGAACCTCTGCTAATCCTATGGATGAAGGAATCCCAGTATTCACAGGAGATAAAGAAGTAGAGTTTAGAGGAAATTATGATACCGATGGATATATTCTTGTTAGGCAAACTCAACCTTTACCTTTCACAATTTTATCGTTATACCCAAGATTACAAACAAATGATGGATAATATACTACATATAGCACCTTACACAAAAGAACATGGACAGTTTATATTATCCTGTCAGATGAATCATAAAGTTTTAGAAGCTGATTCAAAATATATAAAAATTATGGGTGATGCTCAAACTTTTGAACAAGATAAATTAGCTTTTACCGGTATTGTAAATAATAAACCAATTTTTGCTGCAGGTATGAAAATAGTTTGGGGACAAGTTGCAGAAGGTTGGGTGATTGCTACAAACGAAATGTGGAAATATCCAATAGGAGTTGCTAAAGCAATTAAAAAAGATTTTGCTAATGTTGCCAGACAACAAAATATTAAAAGAGTTCAAACCGCAATCAGAAAAGATTTTAAACAAGGTTTAAGATTTGCAGAATGGTTAGGTTTAGAAAACGAAGGTTTAATGAAATGTTATGGGTTTGATGGTTCGGATCAATACAGATATGCGAGGATATTCTAATGGGAGCTAATTTATTAGTAGGAGCAATGGGTGTTATGCAATACCAAGCTCAAGGCAAAATTGGTAAGTATAATCAATCAGTTCACGAAAGAAATGCTAATGTTTTAGAAGGACACGCAGATCAAATAGAAAAGAAAGCAGAATTTGACATTGCTCAATTTGAAAAAAATTTTAATAAAATTGAAGGTGAAGTTATAGTTGATCTAGTAAAATCCGGTGTTCAAGTTGGAACTGGAAGTAGTTATTATATTGAATTATCAAATGCTATTGAAGCGGAATTACAAAAAAATTTAATTGAATATAATTCAAAAGTTGCTGCAGCAAATAAAATGGAAGAAGCAAACTTTGCAAGAATTTCAGGACAAATTGCCAGAAATGAAGCTAAATTAGCACAAATAAATACAATAGCTCAAACAGGAACGAGTTTATTAGCAATGAGTAAAACATAATGCCAAAAATACCTACATTTCAAGCAGAAGGATCAATAGAACAATTAGCTGGTACTACATCTAATATTAAAATTAATCCTAATTCTAACATTTTTAGTGCTTTAAAACCGGTAACTGATGCTGTTGTTAATTTTAAAATAAAAGAAAATGATGCTCAAAATAAAACAGAAGCATTAAAATTAGAAAATGACTTCATAACTGATATGCAAAAAGTTTATGATGAAGTAAATGTTTTAGAAAATAAAGAAATAGCAAATCAAATTTTAAAAACAAAGTCAAATTCTTTAATTGAAAAATATAAAGCAAATGCAACGAATGGAAGTGTTCAAGATTTATTTAATAATTATGCTTTAGCTGAAGTACAAAAGGGAATTTTTAGAACTAATACACAAATATCAAAAAATATTTTAACATCATTAGATAATAATGTTGCTTTAAAAGAAAAAAGATTATTAACAACTGCTTTTTTAGCAGAAGGTAATTTTGATTATGCTACTTTAGAAAATGATTTAACTAATTTATATACAACTAATTATAAAGGTAAAATACCAAATGCTAATTTAAAAAAAATAATAGATTCTATTCCAGGCAGAATAGAGGGTTTTGAGGCAACTAAAATGATTATTGATAATCCGAAATTAGCTTGGCTTAAATTAAATGATGATAAGCAATTTCCTAATTTAAACTTAGATACAAGAATAGATTTAATACAAGATGCAAAAGGTGTTTTATTACCTATGGTTCAGAATGATTGGAGTAATTTTTTATTGGCAGCATCTTTAGGAAAAGAAATAGATTTTGATATGGAGTTTGCAAAAGAAATTATAGAACCAAAAGTATTTAATAAAATGCTACAACAATATGATTCATTAAAAAATTCAGTAGCTAATGTAGCAATTATTAATTCTATAAGTAATGTTGATATATCGGAAACAATAGAAGGATTTAATGAAATAATAGACAATGAAGTAGAGACTGGAGTTAAAACTTTTAAAGAAGGCAATGATGAAAAAAATATATATTTAAAAGCAGTAGTAGCAAGAAATACAGCTATGGATTCAAATCCAGTTTTATTTATAACTCAAACAAATGACGATGTTAAAAAATTAGTTGAAGAATTAGAAACTATAGATGCTGTAAAAAATAATGAACTTTATTTACAAAAAAAATTAGCATTAGTTAATAAATTTGTAGAAACTCAAATTAATATGGGACAACCACCATATAAAATAAAAGTAATGTCAATTAGTGAGGCTGATAGCTTTGTTACAAGATATAACAATGGAGATTCTAAAACAAGAGTTGCAATGTTAGCAAATTTAGAAGCTGAATTTGGTGAATATAATTCACAAGCCATGTTACAACTTAGCAATGCAGGACTACCTATAACTGCAGAATTATCTTCTTTCTTTGGTAATCCAACAATAACAAATCGTTTTATAAATTATGATCAAAAAGAAGAACAAGAAAAACTTAAAAAATTTGCAAAAGATAATAATATTGATTTTAAAGAAATACAAGAAAACATAAGTGCTGAAATTCAAGAATTTGAAGATATTATTGCAAGAAACAATAATGTTAATACAAGCAAAGCCATTGCCAAACTTCATAATATAAAAAAAGTATTAGCGTATGATGTTTTAAATTCAATGTGGATTGATGAAAACCAAGACCAAGGCGATGCAGAAGAGAAAGCAGCTAGTTTAATAAAAGATCATTTTGTAATAGAAGATACTTATTATGTTCCTACAATATATAATGGGGAAGATATTAAACACACAATAGAAGCAGATACTGGAATTGTTGCAAAAGCTGATTTAATTCAAAAACATTATTTAGATGAATTTGATGCTGTTGCTTTTGAGTCGGATAATAAAGATGTTACAGAAGTACAGCTAACAGAAGAAATGAAAGAACAAATGGAAGATAATGGAGAATGGAGAAATACAGCAGATGGTAATGGTTTAATTTTTGGTATTGTTTTTCCTGATGATTCTTTTGCTCCAGTTAAAAATGCCGATGGAGAATTTTTAACATTTAATTTTGATGATACTTCATTAACATTACCAGGCACAAATATTGAATTAGAATATTCTAAAAAAATAGAATCAGATTATTATGCTTCTTTTGCAGGTGGTAATTATGCGAGTAGAAATATAGTAGCAATGAAAGAAGCAATGGAAATTGGAAAAGAAACAAAAAATATATTAACAAATGAAAAAATAGTAAATGATTGGGGTACACTTTATCAAACAACTAATGATCCTAAAAAAAATAAAAGAGCTTTAAAAGCAATAAGTAAAGATTATAAAGTTCCTGATGAAGCTGTAAAAGCTATAGATGCAGCATCAACTGTTTTTGAAGGAGATAAAAATTTATCTAAAAAAGAATTAATAGAATATGGTAATGCTATTGGTCAAATAGAATCTGGTTATAAAACAAAAGTTCAAATAGGTGGCGGTCCTGCAAGATCGTATTGGCAAGTAGAACCTAAAACAGCTTTAGATTTATTAAAAAATTCTTCTGCAATATTTGGAAAAAAGTTTGAAAAATTATTTTCTGGTAAATCAAAATATAAATATTCAAGTGATGGTCAATCAGCAGTTAAATATTTATCAAGTCTTTCAGAAGAAAAAATGTCTATTTTATTAGAAAGAGATGATACTTTAGCAGCAGTTATGGCTTTAGCTGTAATTGTAAATAGAAAATAATATGGCACAATTTGGCTTTGGATTAGATATAAATGAAACAGCAGATAAATTTGGTTATGATCAATATCAAACAAGTTTACTTGAAACATTGGGAGCTGTTGCTGCAGACAACTGGAATTTTAATCCATCATATTCTATTTACACATATAAACAATTAGAAGAGGCTAAAAGTTTATCAATACAAAAAAAAGAAAATCCTATCTCAAGAGAAACTTTAAATAGCAATGAAGAACATAAACGATTAGGTTTGTTTTTTGATAATGATGAATATCAATCTGTTGTTGATATTATAGTTAATAGAAAAAAAGATGAAAGAGAGAGACAAAGTATTATTGCAAGAGGACCTGATAATTGGGGAGTAACCGCAGCTAAATTTGGAACCGGTTTAGCAGTTAGTTTATTTGATCCTATCAATATTGCTGCTTCCTTTATTCCTGTGTTTGGACAGACAAGATTTGCATGGCTTGTTGGCAGAACAGGATTTAAAACAGCGAGATTAGCAAGAGGTATGGTGGAAGGTGCTGTGGGTGCAGCTCTTATTGAGCCTATAGTTTATGGTGTAGCTCAAAAAGTAAAAGCTGATTATGACCACATGGATAGTTTTTTAAATATTACATTTGGAACTATAATGGGTGGTGGACTTCATGTGGGTGCTGGAAAATTAAAAGATTTAAACACCGCAAGAAAATTTAAACTAAGACAAAAGAAAATTAAACAAGCAAGAAAAGAAAATAAAATTACAGTAGATGAAGGTGCGGATGCTGAGTTTAATTTATATAGAGAATATTATCCTGAAAATGGTAGAATTATGATGGAGCTAGAAAAAACTGATCCAAAAACTAGAAAACTATTACTAGAAAAATCACTTAATGATTTTTTATTAGATAAACCTAATAATATATCTCCTATAGTTGATGCTGATCCTAATCTTAGAAATGTATCAGACACATCCGCTACACCAAAAATAAAAGTTAAATCAGAATCTAAAATAGATCAAGTTGAATTAAATGATGTAGAAAAAAATGTTGTTAAAAGAAACAATGTAGAAACTGATTCAGAAATAAAAAGTTTAGAAACACAATTAGAAACCCTTAGAACAAATCAAAAAGATTTAGAATTAAAATTTATTGAAGATTCTTTTGATGTAAAAAGAACAAAGGAAGCCTTAGATGAAACTAATAATAAATCTAAAGACTTAGATGAAATTATTAAAGATGCAATTAACTGTGTTAATGGGAGATAACAATGGCAGATAAATGCTTATTAAGAATAGAAGATTTACTTAAAAAATCATCTATTAGATCAACTCAAAAAGATGAAATTCTTGACGCTATAAAATTAGCACAACAAGAAATGAAAGTATCTAAGATTAATGAAATTAATGTAGATAAGGTTGCACAAGAAGTAACAGAACAAATTAAATTACAGAAAAAATTAAACAAAAGAAATGCTATTGAAAATGAAATTAAAATTAGAAAATTAACAGAATTTGTTATAAAGAATTTTCCTGATGATCCAGAAGAAGGATTGATTTCAATTTTAGTTGGTACTAATAGAAGAGTTGCCGGTGCAAGAGATTCGGTGGCTATACATCAACAAACAAGTTCCAATCAATTCATTGCAGGTTTTAATAGAAAATTAAGAGAGAATAATTTAGAGGAATTATTTGCTGATGCAGACAAAAAAACTCAAGAAAGAGTGGCTATTGCAATGGAAGAAATTAATCAAAGAAGAACTGCCATTGAAGAACAGACAGGATTAGAACCACCAATAACAGAAACAGATCCAACTATTAAAAAACTTGCTGAAATTATGGATGAATATTCTGAAATGATTAGACAATCATTAAATGATAGAGGTGCTAATATTGCTAAAATGTGGGGTTATATTGTTAGACAAACTCACGATCCTTATTCTGTAAGAGATGCTGCAAATAAATTAGGATTAAAAGATATAGAAATTGATACAAAAGGAAAAACTAAGAAAAATATTAATTATGAAAAAAATTATACAGCATGGAGAAATTTTGTAATGGAAAAATTAGACCATGACAGAACCTTTGTTAATGTAGATGATATAGAAGAATTTATGACACAAGTTTATAGCACCTTGGTAGGCAACAAATATCAAATGGCTGATGGAGCTAGTTTTATATTTGGCACTAAAATAACGAGAAATATAGCAAAAAAGGCTGAATTTAAAAGAGTTTTACACTTTAAAAGTGCAAGTGATTGGTTTGCTTATAATGATATTTTTGGAATGGGTAATTTAAAAGAATCATTTATTTCAGGATTACAAACTACTGGTAGAAATATTGGTATGTTAGATTCATTGGGAACAAGACCAACTGATAATTTTAATATCATTAGAGCTGCGGTACATGAAAGACTTAGAAATCAAAAAAAAAATATAGAAAATATTAAAAGCGATAGACCTTTTGTTAAATATTTAAGAATTGTAGATGGCTCTGTTTATACTGTAGAAAATTTTGCAGTTGCTAAATATTCTGCAATAGCAAGATCCATAGCTTCTATGGCAAAACTTGGAGGTGCAACAATATCGGCTGCTGCAGATATTGGTTTATATGGTTCAGAAATGAGATTCCAAGGTAGATCATTTTTAGGAGGAATGTTTGAAGCACTTAATAGTTTAAGAAAAATAAAAAATCCAAAACAATTAAAAGATATAGTAGAAAGTTTAGGATTAATAACTGATAGTGCCATATATGATATTGCTGGTAGATACCAAGTTGGAGACAATATGAGCAAAGGTTGGACTAGAACTCAAAGAATATTTTTTAAACTTAATTTACTAACCTGGTGGACCAACACTCTTAAAGAAGGAGCTATGTTAGGTATGGCAAATTATTTTGCAAAACAAAAGAATATAGAATTTGGAAGTTTAAATAAACAATTAAAAAGTTTATTTGAAACTTATAATATAGATTCTACAAGATGGGACATTATAAGAAAAACTGCAATGGAAACAGCAGATGATGGAAAGGAATTTATTAATATTGGTTTATTAGATCAAATATCTGATGCTGATGTAAAGCGAATAACTGGTTTAGATAATTTAACTCAAAGACAAATACGAATAGAAAAAACAAAATTTAAAACATCTGTATCTGGTATGCTTTTAGATAGAACTCTTTATGCGGTTATTGAGCCAGATGCTAGAGTAAAAGGTTTTATGACACAAGGATTAATGTCTGGAACTGGTCCTGGTGAAGCTATTAGATTTATAGGTCAATTTAAAGCATTTCCATTATCTATTGTTATGAAAGTTTTAGGAAGAGAAATGGATTATTTTAAAGGAGCTAATAAACAAATATTAAGAGGATCAATGGGTTTAGGAGCAATACTTTTAACATCTTCAATTTTAGGTTATATGTCAATGACTATTAAAGATTTATTAAAAGGTAAAGAGCCAAGAGATCCAACAAAATTTAAAAGTTTTGTAGCTGCTTTATTACAAGGTGGTGGACTTGGTATTTATGGAGATGTTTTATTTAGAGAAACAAGATCAAGCCTTGAGGCTGCTGGATCATTAGCCGGTCCTGTTCCATTGTCTGGAATTGATGTTGTATTAGCTCTTAAATATGGTATTACAGGTGAAGGCGGTAAAGCAGGAAGATTGGCGTATAGAGCTGTAACTCAAAATATACCTTTCTTAAATTTATTTTATATAAAAACTGCTTTTGATTATTTAATAGGTTATCAAATGTTAGAAACACTCAATCCTGGTGTTTTAAAAAGAATGGAAAAGCGTATGAAAAAAGAGTATAATCAAGATTTTTTATTGACAAAACCATCAAGGAAATTTAAAGGTTTTTAACTATGACAATATCTTCAACAACAGTAAAAAATTCCTACTCTGGCAATGATAGTACAACTACCTTTGCTTACAATTTTAAAATTTTTGCGGACTCAGACCTAATAGTTATTATTCGTTCCTCAACAGGAACAGAGACAACTAAAACTCTAACCACGCACTACACAGTAGCAGGTGCAGGAGATGCAAGTGGAGGTTCTATAACAACCACTACTGGCAATACTCCAGCTACTGGAGAAACAGTAGTGATTATAAGGAATGTCCCGCAAACTCAAGCAATAGACTATATTGCTAATGATCCATTCCCTGCGGAGACACATGAAGAGGGTTTGGATCGTGGAACAATGACTATTCAACAAATGCAAGAGGCATTAGATAGATCATTTAAAGTATCAAGAACAAATACAATTTCTTCTGCTGAGTTTACTGATAGTGCAACAGATAGAGCATCCAAGACTTTAGGTTTTGATAGTTCTGGAGATTTAACAACAGTTGCAGACTTTTTACCGGCTGGTGGAGATTCAGCACAATTTACTTATTCAACAACAACAACAGATTCTGATCCAGGATCAGGAATTATAAGATT